TACTAGGAGTCGTTCTGTAAAACCTACTGTACCAGCTAGTCTGGCCTCTACAGTAACAGTATCTCGCACAGGTTCTCGTTCTGTAAAACCTACTGTACCTGCTAGTCAGGTAGCAACACGGTCTGTAACTGTTTCTGTGACTAGAACAAGGTCACTATCAATTACTAGGAGTCGTTCTGTAAAACCTACTGTACCCGCTAGTCTGGCCCATACAGTAACAGTATCTCGCACAGGTTCTCTAACTAGGACAAGGTCCACTTCACTAACTATCTCAGTAACTAGGACTCGTTCTGTAAAACCTACTGTACCTGCTAGTCAGATAGCAACACGGTCTGTAACTGTTTCGGTGACTAGAACAAGGTCTGTAACAAGAACAAGGTCAGGTTCTGCTACAAATAGAACAAAGTAAAAACAAAAAGTTGACATATAATACAACATGAATTTACTATTTCAATGGAACTCATACCAGTATTCCGTAAAGATTTGCTAGCCCGCAGGCCCGCCAAGATAGAGGCCGACCGTCAATATTTAGTAAAACAAACAATTGAGATTATTTACACACACACTCTTGCTACTGCAGATAATCGAGATACTAAGTCGTACAAGTATCCAGTCGGTGAAATTTATTCTACTAGCAAGGCTCCTCATGCATTCAATCCACATGCCACTATGGTCATCAAAAATTTAACAGAAATTATTGATGAACTTAGAAAACTCTTTCCTGACTGTACTGTACAGTTTGAAAAACACACAGAAGTATTTAATACGCAAGATTATATTGTTATTGACTGGTCCTCTTAATCCATTCCTTGTCTTCATTATACAAAGCAGACAGTGCAGGATTCTTATTTTTGAAAAATATAGCCAATACATTTATCATTCTTCTTGTGGTAAGACTACCGTACTCAGAAATAGCAGAAGTCAATGCTCTGTGTCTTTGGATTTTAGACAAAGAAGCAACATGTACATAACCATGTTTTTTGAGAAGACCTTTTTTAAGAGTAATTCGGATTTTTGAACGGCCTTGACCTTTTCTGCGCGTCGTCATTACTACTTATTAAGGAATTTGTGTAGTCTCAACAGGTCCTAAAAAGCCGGCTTCTCCACATGTCCGCCAATGTACATGGGTTTCCAACCGTCCCTTAAGTGGAACTACGTAAGGCTGTGGTTTTCTAATTCGCAAAATAACATGGCCGGATTCATCGACAATGGCCACACCCGCATTTGCAAACTCCAGATACGCTTTGCGCCAATCCTTTATTCTTGCAAGGCCATCTGTAGCCGGTTCCGACGCCCAGTATAATACTTTTGCACCGGGCACAAGACCATGTACTTTCACATCCGTATCAGCATTATCAGGAATCTGCACATTAAGCACCGAACAAGGAATTACCGTTTCACCCAAAAATGGCAGATATGTCTCTCTCTGAAAAGCCACATAGAGTACAGCAATACCAATGACAGCATAAATAATCCGACTTAATGTTAGTCCTAAATATTGAATCAGATTTACTTTGGAAACTAGCAGAATTCCAACATTCAATGCTCCAACAATAACAAGAGACATGGCTACCATGTGTGCAACACGGTTCATAACTACTCTTACTTATTATTTTTGTTCGTCTTTGACTTTGGTGGATGAGCCTGAAGAGTCCAAATCTTTGTATCAGCCTCAATATTTTTCTGATTTATACGGAATGCATTATCAAAAACGGGACACGTGAGCTGTTGGGCCGGTACTGCATTTTTACTGGTTGCTGCAATTGCACAATATAAATCAAAGTCAGGATAGCGTTCACGGCCACTCGGTAATCTCAGAATATTGCGTCCATCTGTGTCCGTTAACCAATGCCACAGCAAGTTCCAGATAGGTGACACCGTCTCATTCTGTTCTGATGTCAGAGGTCTCACCGGTTCAACAGAAGGTGGCGTAGTTGGCCAAACAGCATCTAACATAGCCACTGCCATGCGACACAAGTCAAACGATTTATTGGGACTTATCTTGGGACGTTCTTTGTTAAAGAATGGTCCACAGTTATATTGACCTTCGGCATCAGAGCCTTCGCCATATACATCAGGAAACCATGTTGGATTATTTTGGCCTTCGGATGGAATACGGAATGTGGCCCGCCCATAATCAATAATCTTAAATAGACGCCCATATGTGGGAACCTTATAGTACCGATCTCCACCAGCCGAACCCTTGATATGATAGTACAGATGCGTCTCACCTGTTCCGGACCAGACAATGTTATTCGTATGCAAGTCATTATGAATGAGATCAAAATGGTGTTGGGCTGCCGTTAGGGCAGCAACTACTTGGAAAATCCATGCGGTCCAACGTGCATCTCGGGTCTCAATCATGTCTTCGGTCGGTTTATTGTGTTCATCATCCATCAAAGAGTCCATTGTACCATCACATCGTTCAAGATATGTTAGTTGCACAGGATAGTTCTTAAGAATAGCCACATAGTTCAGGTCAGGATCCGAATCAAAAGAACCGGATGAATGACTCTCGGCATTTGAACGCTCTAGACGAATTCTAGGCCGGGATAGTACTACTTCACCGTCTACAGGAATATCATCGGACTCTATTAATTCAGAACTGGATATACTCTTTTCCGATACAGTAGATTCAGAATCAGAATCACTGTATGACCCCGCAACACTTTCACCAACATTTAGAGGCCGAATAGATTTAGGATTCCAAGGTACATAGGGTCCTTCTTCACTATTATCAGGATCTATGGCCAAGACCTGAAAGGCACCAGATTGAATACCTTCGTTAAACCAGGGTTCATCTTCAATCTCATCTAAGTAGTCACTAAGATTGAAACGGTACTCAGGAACACGACCTGTATATGTGCCATAGAATCGGCAAAAATGGGGAGAAATATCAAGTTCAACAAGACGACTTACTAAATTAGATGCAACAGTAGCCGTATATGCTTCGTTGTAAGGATCATTAATCTTTCGTAGAGTGGTCTGCCAGGCAGACCGGAAAGTAGGAATTGATCCATCGGAGGGTAGAATCATATCACCTGACATAACATCTATGGGATCTACCAGATGAATTTGACGGGTCCAGACTTCTTTGGTACTGATTTCTTTTGTCACAAGATTTTCTACAGTGGCCGTGGTTCCACTTAGGTCAAGTATTAATTCGGCGGCGGCGAGAGTAGGAGAGCCCTTGTTATGGTGTTGAATAGAAGGAAAAAGGACTTCGAGACTCGGGAAATAAGCCTGTAGATTTTGGGGTGCAGGACGTTGAATATAGTAGGGGCGTAACATCTGAAGCCTGAATTTAATCTTATTATGGACTAATAACGAAACAATCTTTCGTTATTAGTTTTTATTTTTAGTGTCATGCCTTGTCAGATGCAGAGTCAAAATGGAGGTCCAAAGAGATTAAATCTTCGTCTCAAAAAATTTGATATGTCCCGGATTAAACATGACAAGGTTGTAGTTCTTATTGGGAAGCGTGAAACAGGCAAGTCTTTTCTTGTAAAAGACCTGCTGTGGCATAATCAGGGTCTGCCCTGTGGAACAGTGATATCCGGTACTGAAGGTGCAAATCAATTCTATAGCAAGATGGTTCCTCCACTTTTTGTTCATGATGAATATTCTCCTCTTGTCATTGCCAATGTGTTGAAGCGCCAGAAACTTATTGCAAAAAAGATTGCAAAAGATTTGGCTGAGCGGGGCACGACTTCGGTAGATCCCCGTAATTTCTTGATTCTGGATGACTGTCTATATGATAATTCATGGATTCGTGACAAGAATGTGCGGTATTTGTTTATGAATGGCCGTCACGTACACACAATGTTCATTATTACAATGCAGTATGCACTTGGTATTCCTCCAAATCTGAGAACTAATATTGATTATGTGTTTATTCTGCGCGAGAATATCATGAACAATCGGCGGAAACTGTATGAACAGTATGCGGGTATGTTTCCGGACTTTGATTCGTTTTGTCAAGTAATGAATCAATGCACGGAAAATTATGAATGTTTGGTGATTGATAACAATGCTAAGTCTAATAAGTTAGAGGATCAGGTCTTTTGGTACAAGGCACAGGCAAGACCAGATTTTAAGTTGTGTGCAAATGAACTATGGGCCCACTCGGCTAATCACATCAAAGATGGCGATGAGGTAGAAGACTTTGATCCGACTACTGGTGGAATTAAAAGGAAATTTAATCTTAATGTACATAAAAATTAAGTATATAGTATAATGTCGTGTCGTCTCAAAAAAGCCATTGGGTCTGGTTATTCTAAGCCATCTGGTTCAGACACACTTACTCCGGCATTAGAGGCATTAAAAGCTACTAGAGATGCTCAGCTTACTAAATTATTTCCACCTCTTGCTGGGTCAGCGGTTCAAACAGTCAATGTCATACAGCGCACAGAACCTCCCGATTTTTCAAATTCACTTGTATCGACTTCTACTAAACGATGACCTGTAAGCCGTTTTAATGTAGTTCCGAGACCTGGCAATAGTTTATGGGTAATCAACGTACCATTCGATATCACAGCATTGAGACAGAAAGAATCCTTTGTGTCAATGACGTGAACAGTAAGACCCGCATCTCTTAGTGCCTTGATAGAAGCAGATGACATAGATTTCTTGTGTACAATACATGTGCTCTCATTGACTTCTAACATAGCCACGTCTAGATGATAATAGTTGGCCGAAATCAAAGGTGTAATCAAGAGCCTTGGTGGATCTAATCCATGGAGACCATAGATGTAATCAAAGAACTTACTAAGAACCTTGAACGAATTCTGTGTAGAACGATAACCGGGTCCACAGACAGCCAGATTTCCACCAAAAAACCACTTAAGTTCGGCCTGGCCCTCAAACACATCTTTGGTAGGAAATGGTATTATAGGAATACCAAGTTTCTTGTACATATCGACTAAGAATGGTAACTCATCTTTCCTTTGCTGAAACTTCATGGATGGTAGAAGAATTAATGGAGACTGAAGTCTAGGAAGAGACAGACCACCATTGGCTACAAAGACAATATCTGGTAGCACCTTGTTTTGAATAAGTTGATACTCAGCAACAGGAACTCCTGTTGCTCTTAAGGCTTTGAGAAGAGCCTTGTGTTGTGCTCTTACTTTTTTACGGTCAACATAATGTTGTTGAATATAAGGATTTTGATTATCTTGCATAGGCAAAATTTCAAAGGTTGATGGATTAATGCAGATATGCATTCCTTAAGATGGGCTCCTATTTTAGTAAAGGTGATTGCTAACATGTCATGATTAAGCACTGTAATGTACTTAGATGTACTTGTCTATGATAATCCAGAAAAGAATATGACAGATCAGATTCAGGTTCCTGTTGAATTATGGGAGAAGTTTACAACCAATGATACACCTACGTTTATGCGCGTAAATGGTTCTGCTGTGGGTCGTATTGTACCTGCAGAAATTCAAGGATGTCGTATTCCATCTTGGATGTGGTCATTGATAGGAGAACCGACTGAGTTTGTAGAGTTAGAACAAGTTACTCTGCCTACAGCAACGCTGATATCGTTAAAACCAAGAGATAATGAAGTCACAAGTATTGAGGATATGACTGCAGCTCTTTCACAGTCCTGGGCCTGTTTGTCAGTGGGTGCAGAGTTACCTTTAATCTGTGGTACGTATGATATTGTATCTATAGAAGTGGATGGGATTGAAGTACCATCCGCTTGTATATTAAACTGTGATGTTAATTTGGACTTGATTGGACCTGGTCCTGACCAAGAACTAGAACCAGAACCAGAACCAAGTGTAGACTTTAATCAGATGATTTCTATACCAACAACAAAACCAGAACTTTTTCCAGGTAAAGGTCGGCGTCTTGGTTCCTAAGCTTTTCTACTTAAAAATTGTTTCTTCATAGATTTAGGACTGAAATACTCTTTGAACACAGCAATAGCATCAGCTACTTTAAACTCTTTGCAAGAAAAAATATCGAGATAGACATCATTTGTTTCTTCTACAAAGTGTGCAGTTATGTTAGATGTACTAATAAGCTGTACTAACGTATAGCCTTTTTTGTTTCCAGTACCAAACATAACAATCTGAGGAGGTCCAAATGCTACCATGTCTATTTCAGAAACCAAGTCTTTTACAAACGCACGTATAGACTCTTTTGACCTAATTGCTACCGGGTCACAATCACGAGCATCTACAATTAAATGATATCCCCATCGTTTATTTTTCAGTGTTTTTCTTGTACCCATCCTATCTTATGACTTATATTTTATTTACTTAAAAGTAATTACCAAGTAGAGGCAGTCAGAGCACCAACGCCTACAGAAAATGCAGTGCCAGCACCAGGAACTTCGCCCGTCGGTAGTCCTGCTACGGTCGAAGCGCCGCCCAGAGTTAGACGGAACGCACATGCATAAGTGTAATCCGTACCAGAAGAGGTAGCAGAAAAGGTACCAAATGCAGCGTTTAGCGAAATAGGATCCGAAGGAGCACTACTCGTGGCTTTGCTATAACTTAAAGTTACATAAGGAGTATCGGTTTGAAGAACAAACACTAACTGATCACCCTTTAGTGCAGGAAAAGCAGTAGTTTTTAGATAGTTGAGATTACCAGTAGTATTCTGATATGCTAATAAGTGGGTCAAGTCAACTTGGTTAATCAAAGAACTACAGGCAGCATTGCTAAAACAAGCAGTAGCAATAGAAGTTACACCAGCACTTGCGTCATATACTACTACACCACTAGATACATCTACTCCAAGAGTAATGTCACCATCAGAAATACCGGCAGATAAATCGATATTAATATTAGGTGTTAAATAAGAATTACGAAAAGTACCTAAATTAAGACTACTTAAAAACTGATTTAAGTTAGCCGTTAAAAATTGGGTTACAGTTGAATTAGAAGCATCCGTCGCAGAGGCAAGTACACTGGTAAGGGTACTGACAACGCCAGATACATCAAAGGTGCACGTTGCTCCATTAGCAGTCTGTACAGTGTAAGGGTCCGGCATGTTTACATTAAGACCATTAGAAGAGCCACCTACAGTAAATGCATTCAGTAATGCTATAGAATCTGCTACACTCAAAGTGAAATCAAAGATATCATCATATGCTTTGACTACAGAATCGAGTTCGTAGTTATTCGTTACGGATACATTGTAAGTACCAGACTCCGTTAAGGTCAGTGCACCAGAAGTAGGAGAAACAAAAAGGTTGGTAGATGCATTCACACCAGAACCAGAAAGGTCCGCAATTATGCCTGCATTGTAGGGGTTAAATGCCTCAGATTCAATTTCAGGAGGAAATACCCAGCCGTGAGGTTCACCAGGAGCAGCCATGTTATACTCAGGCCGGAGAAATTTAGGCTTCAAAATGCGATTTTTAAATGACGCGACACTAATACAATTACGTGTCTACATAATAAGAGAAACTTGTTCTGCCAAAAGATTGAGGCGTTCAATAGTAAGTTTAGGATTACCTGTAGTTCGTAACTGTGTAATAATATTTGTAAGTTGATTAATATAAACGGCCATACCTGGACCAACCGTTGGTCCAGACGGCAAAGACCATGAAATGTATAAAGTTCTATCACCAGGAGTAATAATAAGATTTGTTGGAGGTGATGGATGTGTTACCGGAGTAGCATTTCCTATGAGAGGTTCCGATGACCCTGCTGAGTTATTTGCAACAACTGAAATGGTATACAGTGCACCATTTGTCAGACCAGTAGCAGTATATGGCCCCGCAACATTATTAATGATATCTGATGCACCAATTGTTGACAGAGTTACCGTATATCCTGTGACAGGTCCAGTCGGTGCAGTCCATGACAAAACAAGAGATGAATCCGCTGGAACTGCAGTCAAATTGGTAGGTGCATCAGGCACCGAAGGAATTATAATTGGTTGTGTTATGGCCGGTAAAGAATCTAGTCCAAAACTATTGGTAGCAACAATAGTAAACCTATATGTAAATCCACTTTCAAGACCTGTGACAGTAGCCGATAGATTAGTTGTAATCACTTGATAATTTCCTGGAACCGAGGTCACCCTATATTCAGTTATTGGACCACCACCATTTTCTGTAGGAGGAGACCATGTTATATTAGCCGAATAGGGCAGAGGAGATGCCGATACATTAAGAGGTGGAGAAGGATTAGTTCTTGGAATTACCGGTGGAGACACAGAAGGAGGCGATGTTAGACCGTAAAAATCCGTTGAAGTTACACTAAATGTATATGGGAGACCATTAGTAAGTCCTCCTACTCTGGCTGATGCGGATGAACCTTTTACGGTAACTGATATACCTTGGGTCGTTACAGTAAAATAATTAACTGGCTCAGAAGGAAAAGGCCAGCGCACAATTACTGCTTGATTTTGAGGAATACCTCTAACAGAAGTAACACTCATTGGAAAAGGAATGAGTAGTTCGAGACTTAATGGACCCGCAGATGGTTCCAAGTTTCTTTGAGAATTCCATGATATTTCGGGACATACAATACTGTGTAAATATTGGCCATAGTTGTATTGTCCCAGTGTTTCCTCAGTAATAAGTTCTGTCCATAAATTTGGATCGGTAACCATACTTATTCCTTTTAGTGTGAAACCATATTGTATTCGTCTATAAGCATCAGCAGATTCAACGGCTTCAAAGAAGCCCCAGGCTGCCCGAGCATCTTGTAGTCTTCGATTATTCCATCCTCGGAAAGAATTTGCTGGAAAAGCTTGTAATGGCCATGACATCCATGGATTTAAACAGAATTCTTCAATTAAAGTAACTTTCAGCGGATTCGCCATCCTTATAAAGGCTTAAGAACTTATACTGTTAAAATGTCTTGGTCATGTTATATGTTAGCTTCGTTGGACGGCCGAAAAACATATGTAGGAGCAACCATTAATCCTGATAGACGTCTCCGACAACATAATGGAGAAATAGCTGGCGGAGCACGGGCTACTCATGGTCGTAAATGGAAACGAGTTTTCTTAGTTTCGGGTTTTGCCGATGAACGGGCAGCATTGCGGTTTGAATGGCGCTGGAAGTATTTAACTCGACAGGCTCCTGGGGACTCTTTTTTAGAGAGAAGGGCCCATGCGTTGTCTTTGCTTCTAGCCGATTTTCCAGAGATTTTTGTAGTTGAAAATAATGTGTAATAAGTAAGGGGATGTATTCAGGTGCGGTTGCATTAACAAACAGTTTATTAGAACCATCAAACATAAAAAGACTAGAACATCTTCAAGATTTTCCTGAAGAAATGTCTCGTGTTGGACAAATATATGTTGAAAAAAAAAGAGCAGGTGCTACATCTGCAGAATTAATGGCTTTTATTGAAGAACAACAATCAAAGTTAACCTCTATGAAATCTAATGTAAAAGTTCCTGTAGTGTCAGGTAATACACGAGTACCAGTTCAATGTTCAGAATTATCTCCTGCTAAACTAGTATCTCTGTTATGGAGTCTTGGTTTCAGTAAAAGACTTGATTTAAGTTATGGAAGTCCTGTACATTGTCATGTGCTTAACAAGCTTAGAGAAAGGAGTCCTTTAGGTTTTATAAAATGGGAAAAATTAGTAACTGCTCTTCCAGAAGAAGATTATACTGCGTCAATTAAAACTTTAGATTTGACAAATCAGAAACTGACAAATGGTTCATTTTTAGAATTTTTTGATGCTCTCACAGAAAAATATCCTGATTTTAAGCCTACTACTATTATTATAGATGGCAATCTGGAAACTCCAGAAATGATACCACAACTACAACGCAATCTACAAAGATTTGTACCAGGAGTTACACTAGTACTTAATAAGAAGGGAGGTAGTAAAAAAATGACCAGGTACCGTCGTGGTACAAAACAGTCAAAATGGCGAAAGTCGAATCGGAATCGGCGATTTCATTGAAACTACGGCGCGACCCCCATTATTCAAATGAACATTCTCAGAAATGCCTGGTAACACGTCCCTCTATTCAACGTGCTCCTTGTTGGTCCATTCATGATAAGACAGAGATGATTGATACAGCCGCCCGCGGTTGGACGTGCCCACCAATCTATATGATTGCACGGTCATCCTGTGTTGATAAGTGTTCCGAGGGCGAAGACCATATATTTGACGGTGCCCACAAAGTCGAGACGCTCTTTGATTTCATGGATGATAAGTTTGCATTGAAATACACGGACTTGTCCACCGCATTCTTAGCTGAATACAATGGTAAGAAGTTTTCCGAGTTGCCTCTGACTGTTCGGAATACTATCAAGACATATAAATTCAATATTAACATGATTGACGAAGAAACAGCAAGTGATCCGGATCTACTCAAAGTCTTGTGGATTCGTGTGAACCGGGCCGGCAAACGTCTAAATGACTATGAAATTAATATTCCTGTTATTGCTCCGCTTTTGACACACGTAATTAATCCATGCATGGCTGAGTTCTTTGAGACTCCATTATTTCCAAAAGATGCAACAAACCGCGGTGATCTTGAACATACTCTTTTAAAACTTCTGGCAATTGCCGATTACAATGCAACAAGTAAACAAAGTGGTAATTCTCTTTCAGGACTAGTATCGGTATGGTATGTTAAATCACTGGGTTCCACAATGAAAGAGCGAGAAGATAATGTTACAGCTAATTGTGAGACATGGTGTGCAACATTGACGCGTTGTCTCAAAATTATGAAAGACCTGGAACAGCTTAATACATTCTGCACGGAAGATGGGACTTCTATTATGGAGGAGTCTCAGAGAACTGAGCTTCTATTATTTCTGGGACGGGCAGCCGCCTGTTTTCCAAAGATAGAGGATTTCCGTAGTCGGAAACGGCCTATTTCTACAGCACTAAAAACGGTTTTCTTGAAACCCTGCATGGAACTGGTGACTGAGCTGGGTTGCAAAAGCCGGAATTGGACATTCCATAGAAAGATTATTCGTTTGTGTGATTCTATCTTAACAGAGACAACGGTCCAGCCTAGACTCTTTACACGAGAACAAAAAGAGGCTAAGTTAGCGGAGCAGAATGGACTTTGTGCTATGTGTCACAAGAAAATTCTGGCCCATCAACTCATGGATGGAGACCATATTGTTGAATGGTGCGAGGGTGGCGATACAACTATGGCGAATCTTCAAATTCTGCATCGTATGTGCCACATGCTCAAACAATAATTTGATATCCTTCAATAAAGATGTTAACTAAGAAGTTACACATATTTTTTATGTTAATGTTATGTTTGTTAGGAATCATTTTTGTACAAACAAAGATACCTAGACATATCTGGACATACTGGGATTCAGATACCATTTCCAACCCGGTAGTTCTAGGCTGTATAGAATCATGGAGACAGTATAATCCAACATATACTATTCATGTTCTGGGTCCAAAAGAAGCAACACGTCTTTTAGGATTTAATGTTAAGACCATGAAAATGAATGATGGGCCAGCAAGAGAATCTGATATAGTTCGTTTAAATATTTTGCAAAAATATGGAGGCGTTTGGTTGGATTCTTCTATCTTATTAAAGGCACCATTGTATTTTCCTGGTTGGTATGATTTTTACGGATATAATCTGAAATCATTTATTAGTAAACCTGATATTCCTGTAGTAGAAAGTTGGTGTTTTGCTACAGTACCTCACGGCCAATTTATTACTGAATGGAGAAATGAGTTTATGAAAGCAGAATTATTTAATAGTTTTAAAGATGCATTGGAAGATATGAAAAAACAGGGTGTCTTGTATGACGGTATTAAAGGACCAGAATATTTATATATTCATGTTTGTGCTCAAAAAATCTTACAAAAAGAACCATCTATTCTGAGAAGTATGTATTTTTATATTGCAGAAGATACAGCATATCTTTATTTAACACAAAATAACTGGGATGTCAAAAAGAGTTTAGAATCTATTTGTAAAGGAACAGTAAGTCCTTTAATCAAATTTCGTAGTAGAGAAAGAAAATATCTTGAAGAACACATGGAACTATTCAAGTGTATTCAACGGATATAAACTATATGTAGGTTTTCTCAAGTCTTAAAAAGAACCGAGAAAACTTATATTTTTTAATAAACGGCTTTGCCGTTTAGTTGCTATATGCTAACCCACCCATACCAGACATCACACGGAGCACGTTGTAGTTGACTGCATAGATGCGTACCTGGGCCGTCAGGGCCGTGCCTACAGGAGAAGGAGTGCTAGTGCTAGTAAGGCTTACATCAGGAACAGAGGACTTCAGCGTGAAAGGAGACAGAGTCAGATTCAGCACCGCATTGTCAATGCGAGAGAAGTTGCAGGTGCCACTGGGCTGGTGCTCCTCGGGCTTTAGGGCAAAGGAGTACACGTTGATGCCCACAGCAGGACTGCGAGTGTGGTGCTGGTAAGGCTGTACAAAGTTAAAGTAGGAGCCAAAACGGGCGTCAAACCTGTCGTGGCCGTTCAGCTGGACCTTGGCTACGGCAGTAGGATTAGCATTGGCATCATCTGCATAGTTAAAGGGCAGATTTGCACTGCGGTACGTAGTACCACTAGATACAGTGATGTCACTGCCATAGTTGCAATCTATATTCTTGTCCAGCTGGGTTACCCACACAAGCTCCTTTACAGGGTGGTTGAAAGACATCTTGATGTTGTTCTGGGCAGCCGTTACGGACTCAGCACCCGTGAACTGAAGCTGCTCAATCAGATACTCGTGGGCCACCTGGGCGAACCGTCTACGCTCCTCCGTGTCCAGGTACACGTAGTCGGCCCACAGAGACGCGGCAACTAGGCCGGCCTGGTTAACCGCGGTGTATACCTTCTTGGGGCTGCTAACAGTTAGTGCAGCAAGATTAGTAGGAGCAATGTTGCACAGATTGCGAAGCTCAGCAAACTGGATGTTTACCTTTACCTCGTGGTACTGAAGTGCAATCAGAGGAAGTGCCAGGCCAGAGTGGCGGCAGAACCAGAACTCCAGAGGTACATACAGAGTGTACTCAGGGCTGCACTGAAGAACAGTGGTATTTCTATTGCCTGCACCACTGGAGCAGAGAGTACCACTGGGGCCACCATTGACGGCGCAGGCACCAGGCTCCACAGAGCCACAGGTGGAGCAGGGACCACCGACTACGGCAGCAGTATTAGAAGAGCCAGCCAGACCAGAGCCAACCATCATGTCAAAGGCATCCTGCTTACCTACAGGCAGAGTCAGCTCATTCCAAATGTACATCCAGTCACCATAGTGCTTGTCAATCAGCTGACCGCCAATCTCAAGCTCTACATAGCTAATAAGAGCCTGGCCCACATTCTCCACCCATCTGAAAGTGGTAGAACTGACATCAAGAACAAGGCCAGCACCAGTGGCTACACTTACATCTACAGAGGGCAGAGTGGCCTGCAGGTAGACACGGCTGATTAAGTCACCATTACGGGAAATAGTGCACTGAACACGCTTGCCAAAGTTGGCAACACCGTTAAAGGTCTGCTCAATAGACTCCATGGCAAAGTTGGAATGACGACGGTACAGCTGTTTGAAAAAGGTTACCTGGGGATTAGCCGTCAGGTATACGTCTTGGGCACCATAGGCAACAAGCTGCATTAAACCACCACCGGACATTGCTTATACTTGACTCTTAGAAAATAAATCCGGGGTCTTAAATTCTGAATTTTTGTAATCTACAAAAAATGCGGAATTTATAATATTTAACATGCTATAAAAACACCAAATAATAAATAATAAATGGCAAAGCCATTTAATTGCTATATGCTAACCCGCCCATACCAGACATCACACGGAGCACGTTGTAGTTCACAGCATACACACGTACCTTGGCCGTGAAAGACCCACCTACCGTGTTATTCGTGAGGGTCAGCTGGAGAGTGGCATTGTCAATACGGGACATGTTGCACGTGCCACTGGGCTGGTGGTCCTCCGGATTTAGAGCAAAGGAGTACACATTGATACCCACAGCCGGGATGTTGGTGTGGTGCTGGAAGGGCTGGACCAGATTGAAGTAGGTACCGGGGCGTTCAGAAAACCTATCGTGGCCATTCAGCTGAATCTTGGCAGACACACAAGGGTTCACGCCAGCCAGACCCTCAACACGAGTAATGGAATAACCAGACTCAAGTGCAGCACGGTCAAACCAATCGGAGTAGTTAAACGGCTGTTGTCCCTTCCACACATCCACAGTCGTGTCACATGCTACAAAGCGATCAGGCTGGACCACCCAGATAATCTCCTTGCAAGGATGGTTAAAAGACATCTTAATCTTGTTTGCCGAGCTCGTTACAGACTCATCACCCGTGAACTGGAGCTGTTCAATCAGATACTCGTGGGCCACCTGGGCGAACCGTCTACGCTCCTCCGTGTCCAGATAGATGTAGTCTACATACAGAGAGGCAGATACCAGGCCAGTCTGGTTCACACGATTTACAATAGAAGCACAGTTGGACCAGCACAGATTCTGAATCGTATTGAACTCAATATTAAACTTAACCTCGTGGTACTGAAGTGCAATCAGAGGCAGTGCCAGACCGGCGTGGCGATTGAACCAGAACTGGAGAGGAATGTACATGGTGTACTCAGGACTGCAGGAGCGGTCCTCGTCGGCAGCGTGGGGCTCACCACCGGCACAGTCAGAATCACAGCCACCATTGGGCACCTGAGAAATAATGTTTACCAGCGTGGGCACATTACCCACCATCTCTGCATAACCGGCCTGCTTGCCTGCGGGGCGAGTCAGCTCATTCCAGATATGGAGCCAGTCACCATAGTGCTTATCAATCTTCTGGCCACCAATCTCCACCTCTACGTAGCTAATCAGATTGTGGCCCACCCAGTTCAGCCAACGGAACTGGGCTCCCTGAGGGTCAGAAGAACTAAGAGACACCTGAGGAAGAGTCACCTGCAGATAGGTACGGTGGATTAAGTCACCATTACGGGAAATGGTGCAGGTAATACGCTTACCGAAATTGGCAACACCGTTAAAGGTCTGCTCAATAGACTCCATGGCAAAGTTGGAATGACGACGGTACAGCTGCTTAAAAAAAGTTACTTGGGGATTAGCCGTCAGATACACATCCTGGGCACCGTATGCAACAAGCTGCATTAAACCACCTCCGGACATTGCTTATACTTGACCGTTCGAAATTTTTTCTGAAAATAACCGGGACGACCTTTCAGTGACCTTTCAACGGCTTATCTAAAGCTCACTCGTAAAGTAAGAATATGTCTAATCTTGATGATGTACTCATATCTGAAGAATTTGTTCCAGGTTCTACTAGTTCTATAAATAAACCCACGACACTAGAGGCATATCATAAACAAACATTACAGGGTTTCAAGGACCAATATGACTTACTCGATGATTATAAGTTACGTCTGACTACTCTTGAGCATAAACGTGACGTAGCAGTTAAATTTTCTGATGAATGGAGACAAGTAACAGAAGAAATTGATGACTTGCAAAAATTAATTACAAAAATTGAAAAAGACGAGAGTCGCATAGACTATTTTTTAAATGTTGGTAACATGATGTTTCAATACTATGATGCACAAGAAACAGTTGCAGCGGGAACCAATGTGTCTACATCTATTACACGAATGCCCTCGAATTCGGTGCTTAGTTATTTTTCAGTAGCAGAAGAAACGGAACCTAAGAATGAACAAAAAGACAAGAAACAAGTCAAAAATAAAAAAGCAAGTGATATAGAATCCAGCGAAGGCCTGAATCGAGACAAGATGTTAGAAAAGTATTTGGCCGTTATAGATCCATCGGCTATTAAGAGTGGAATCCTACCAGGTTCAGGAATAGAGCCTGGATGGGGTGCATGTCCAGCCTGTGAAGTAGATATGACTTTTTATCAAAACGAGGCAAAACTTGGTTGTCCAGAATGTGGTTTTGAAGAATTTATCTTAATAGATTCTGAAAAACCAAGTTACAAAGACCCACCCCGTGAAATTACGTATTTTGCATACAAGAAAATTAATCATTTTAATGAATGGCTGGCCCAGTTCCAAGCAAAGGAAAACACGGATATTCCACATGATGTCATCGAGGCTGTTCTAGCTGAAATTAAAAAAGAACGCATCAATGATCCTAAACGAGTAAAGAAAGAGAAGATTCATCAAATTCTGCAGAAACTCAAGTTATCTAAGATGTATGACCATGTTCAACAGATTAGGAATCGGATTCAACAACAGATGACAACATTGGTTTTATCAAGAGAAAACGAGGAGCGTCTTCAATTTATGTTCAAAGAGATTCAACCGGCATTTATTAAATTTTGTCCCAAAGGTCGATCCAATTTTTTATCGTATCCATATGTTCTGAGTAAGTTATGTCAGCTTCTAGAACTCGATGAATTTCTACCTTGCTTCCAGCTCTTGAAATCTAGGGAAAAATTGTATCAACAGGATCAGGTTTGGCAAAAGATTTGTACGGACATGGGATGGCAATTTATTCGGTCTATTTAAAAAAAGCTTTTAGTTTTCTAACATAATGTCATGTCCGAATTGTTCGGTCCATAGTTTTCATCCTTTTGGTATTCAAGGAGATACTACTCTAGTCTATACGGCCCCGGCTTTAACGGTAGAATTAGAAACACCTTACACAATTTTGAATCACAAGAAACATCTGGATACGATGACGGGACCTTGGATTTGGATTATTGATTTTGCCAATATGGAACCTCAACATTATACTTCTTTGAACTTAACATATGAACTTATTAAGATGTTAAATGCCGATCATAAAGATAAACTTAAAGGAATTTATCTTGTAAATCCAAATATTTGGCTACGGTCCGTTATTCCAGTTATGAAACCTATGTTAAATTCGGTATTTCAGAAAAAAATACATTTATTAGAAACAAGTATCTTAGAGCTAGGAACTGTAATTGAACAGAAGTGGTTTCGTTGTCTGGACCAAATTAGAATTAAATAGTCTAGATATAAAGTGTTAGACCTTACGGACTAACTAGATGGAGATTCCTATTGTTCATGAATGGGCCCACAAAATTAAAACAGTCTATGATTTTTTAAAGGAGGATAATACTATGTTATTCATCATAGGTCTTCAAGGCGGTGAAGGGAAAACGCTAGCTACCAACGAAGCAGTTAGACGGTGGAAAATGGATGTTGGTGAAAATAATATTCGTGAGATAAATATTTTTAACGCTGGACTAGAACATAAAGAAACCTATATGAATATGGTTACGGGTAAAATTAAAATTATTGTTCATATTAATTCTTGGAATGAACACTGGATAGCTATGGCTCGTGAATGGGGCGCTAACACGGTAATATTTAGGAGACCTCTATAGAATGTCTTGTCCATATAAGAATTTATTTGGAGCACCTGGAACAGGAGCCCATTCGTATCGATTTATGGGTCTAGCAGTGGTCGATGTGGTTCTAACATTTGTTGCTGCGGGATTACTATCTTGGACTTTTCGAACCCCGTATTGGCCTACACTTTTAGTGTTATTCTTGGCGGGTATTGCTCTGCATAGGTTGTTCTGTGTTCGGACAACTCTTGATAAGCTTTTATTTTCTGATAATACTACAGATGAAAATATATAAATATCCTAGAAGATTTAGTCGGGCATATTGCATGAAAACTCGGTGTAAAAAAATGGGATTTACACAAAAGGCATCGTGTCGTCCGTATAAAAATTGTTATAATAAGACACGAAAGGCGACACAAAGTTGACACTGCTATGACCTTGGGTATAAGGTTGTAGGAGACCGCCTCTCTTATTTGCCGGCCGGCAAGAAGGTCTAGTAGCTCA